AGGCCGCCGGCTCGGGCTCCCGCCCAACCAAGTCGGTGCACGGCATCATGGACAGCTCGCCGGCGCATCCGCACCAGCTGGGCCGCGCGCCCAAGGGCTTCCTGAAGTAGGCGCATGCCGCCCGTCTCCAAGAAGCAGCAGAACCTGATGCGGGCCGTGGCGCACGACTCCAAGTTCGCCAAGAAGGTCGGCATCCCGCAGAGCGTGGGCAAGGAGTTCTCCGGCCCAGTCAAAAAGCCGGCTCACAAATCCAAGCACCGCGGGAAGTGACCCGTGGACCTGGCAGCCTACACGCAGCTGGCGCGCGTCAGGTCCGAGCCGATCGAGACTTGGCAAGCCCTGGCCGTCGCCCAGACTGTCGACCGCGTGCGCAAGCACATGGACATCGCCATCCGCGGGCGGCATCTGCTAGAGCGGCGCGGAAAATAATGTAAGGGGAATAAAATGTCTGAAGCCGGGCCAGTGCCTCCCCGGGGGCGCGGGCGGCCGAAGGGGTCGAAAAACAAAACTCCCCAGATTATCAAGGAAATGGTGCTCACGGCGCTCGACAAAGAGGGCGGCGTGAAATACTTCCGGAAATTGGCGCAGGAAAATCCTACCGCGTTCGTGACATTGGTCGCTAAAATCCTCCCCACGCAGATCACTGGCGCGAACGATGGCCCAGTGCAGGTGGAGAAGGTCGAACGTGTCGTCGTCCAGCCCCCGAACTACGCTGACGATCCCGACAGCTGAAGTCTTCGTCCCGCTGCTGTCGCCTGGCCGCTACAAGGGCGCGTACGGAGGTCGCGGCTCGGGCAAGTCCCACTTCTTCGCCGAGAACTTGGTCGACGACGCGCTGCGCATCCGCGGCTTGCGCGCGGTGTGCGTCCGCGAGGTGCAGAAGGCGCTGAAGGAGTCGGCCAAGCAGCTGATCGAAGACAAGATCAAGGCGCTCGGCGTCGCCCACCTGTTCGGCGTGCAGGAAGACCGGATCATCACGCCAGGCGGCGGGGCGATCATTTTCCGGGGGATGCAGGACTACAACGCCGAGAGCATCAAGTCGCTCGAGGGCTATCACCGGGCGTGGGTGGAAGAGGCGCAGACCCTGTCGGCCCGCTCGCTCACGCTGCTGCGCCCCACCATCCGCGCGCCGGGCTCCGAGCTCTGGTTCAGCTGGAACCCGCGCCGCAAATCCGACGCCGTCGACAAGCTGCTGCGCGGGGCCACGCCGCCCACCGGCGCCATCGTCGTCGAGGCGAACTGGCGCGACAACCCGTGGTTCCCCGCCGAGCTCAACCAGGAGCGCATCGACGACCGCCGCGACCGGCCGGAGGAGTATGAGCACATCTGGGAAGGCGGCTATCAGAAGGTCACCAGCGGGGCCTACTACGCCGCGGGCCTGCTGCAGGCCAAGCGCGAGGGCCGGATCGGGCGCGTGGCGCGCGACCCGCTGATGAGCGTCAAGGCGGTGTTCGACATCGGCGGCACGGGCGCGCGAGCTGACGCCTGCGCCATCTGGATCGTCCAGTTCATCGGCAAGGAGATCCGATGGCTGAACTACTACGAGGCCGTGGGCCAGCCGCTGGCGACGCACGTGGCGTGGCTGCGTGCCGAGGGCTACGACAAGGCGCACTGCATCCTCCCCCACGACGGCGCGACCAACGACCGCGTGCACGACGTGAGCTTCGAGAGCGCGCTCAAGGCCGCGGGCTTCACCGTCGAGGTCATCCCCAACCAGGGTCCAGGTGCGGCCAAGATGCGCATAGAAGCGCTCCGGCGCCTGTTCCCGGCCTGCTGGTTCAACGAGGAGACCACCGAATCCGGCCGCGAGGCGCTAGGCGCCTACCACGAGAAGAAGGACGAGCAGCGCGGGATCGGCCTGGGCCCGAACCACGACTGGTCGTCGCACGGCGCCGACGCGGGCGGCCTGGTCGCGGTCGCCTACGAGGCGCCCAAGATCAAGCGCGCCGAGCCGCAGGAGCGTAAGGTCTACACCAGCATGGACGGCGACATGGGTGACGCCTGGATGGCCAACTAGTCGTGCGCTTCCAGGAATATTTCTTCTGGTCGCCGATCATGGACGCTGACGCCTGCCGCCTGAGCATGTGCGACGCCCACGGTCGGGAGTTTTTTTGCATAGTCCCGTACGATGATGGTAAAGCTTGGCGCGCGCGCCGCGACGAATACCTCGGGTACATCACCCAGGCCATCGACGCGGGGCTTCAGCCGGGCGAGGTCAGGTTGCGCCGATGAGCATTTATCACCTGCTGCAAGCCTCGCAGACCGCGACGAGCGCCACCCCACAGACGCCCGGTGTCAAGCCGGCCGGCGGCTACGGCAGCGGCCAGCCGCCTGCCCAGCAGCAGTTCGAGCTCGTGGTGTCCGGCGTGAACGCCGTCTCCGCCACCGCCCAGGTCTACGGCTCGAACGACGATCCCAACGGCGCCGCCGGCCAGTCGTGGACCGCGATCGGCGACCCGATCACCGCGACCGGCTCCAACCTCGCCAGCGCCACGTTCACCGCCCAGACGTCGTACGGCTGGTACACGGCCGCGCTGACGGCGCTCACTGGCACGAGCGCGGTCGCCGACGTCAAGATGAGCGCGTGACCAGATGCGCGCCGTCGTCGAGCCGTCCGGCCGCAAGGACGAATGGGCCTGGCAGGTCCGCCGCAAGCGCGATCGGGTGATCGTCGGTCTGTTCAAGACCCAGGAGCGCGCCGAGGCGTGGATCGCGTCGACCAAGTCGGTGCAGCAGGTGGCGGCGTGAGAGAGCTAGGCCACCCGCTCGAGGGCGAGGTGCTCCCGCCCGCGCCGAAGCTTCAGTCGACGATGGCCGACGCTGTCTATCTCGTGTTCTGCACCTGGCGCGGGTGGGTTGGCCTGGCCATCGCTTTCGCCGGGCTACGGATAGCCCTTCACCCCTGAGAGGAGTCGTCATGGACGCTCAACAGCTGCCGCAGTACCGCTCGCACAAGATCGTTCGCGCCGCCCCGATCAAGGCCTTTGACGTCGTGAAATTGACGGTCGACGTCGAGCTGCCTGAGATGGGCGCAATGCTCGGCGTGCCGGACAATTTCTTCGCCCGCGGCGCGCCTTCGATCGGCGACTACCTGGTGGTCTACGACGACAGCTATATGTCGTGGTCTCCCAAGAAGGCGTTCGAGGACGGGTACAGCGCCCTGTGAAGAACGAAACGCCGTCCTCACACCCCAAGCAACGGGCGTACGAGCAGCACCGCCGGGAGTGGGCCGAGATTCACGGCCGGCCGATCCCGGCCGATCGCCCGGCCGCTATCCGCTACGGCGGCACGCAGCCGGTGTCCGACAGGGAGTGGAAGAAGTGACCGTCCGCCCGCTTCTCGACCGCATCCACGTCCGCCCCGCCGCCGACCGGCGCCTGTCGCCCGGCGGGATCGTACTGCCGGAGATCCGCCGCGAGCGCATGAAGACCGGCCACCTGGTCCCGGGCGAGCAGAAGACCCGCGAGGGCGTGGTCACCGCTGCAGGTCCGAAGGCGGGCGACGTCCAGATCGGCGATCGCGTCCTGTTCTACGGGCACGTGGGCTTCCCCACCGTCATTGACGGCGAGGAGCTGCTCGTCATGAAGAACGAGGACATCCTTGGGATTTTTGACTAGTAGACGGTTGCACAAGGAGGTGCACCATGACCATCAAGGTAACCGTCAGCGTCAACGGCAACTACAAGATCCCGATCAAAAAGGGGGAAGAAGTCACTTGGCTCTCCGGCAAGGGCCATGAAGGTCCGAACGTCCAAGACTTCTGGCCCAACGATCACGGCGACGGAACCGTCCTCGTGATCGGCCCCGAAGAACCCGACAACGACGAGGCGTGAGCTGTGATTAAGGGCCGTACGGTTAGGGTGAGCGACTGCCCGCAGGTGCTCACGCCTGAGGTGATCATCGCCCTGCCGGACGGCTTCACGCTGCACGAGCTGCCGGACGGTACAGTAGCGCTCTGGAATGGCTGGGCCTTCATCGAGTTCGACAGCTTGGAGACTGCGCTGTCCGGTCTGCAGGTCGGCGTCGATGTGCTCAACCTCGCCACGGCGTGTCCGGGGCTGCACTGATGGCCAACAACCCGCGAGACCCGAAGGACGACGGCAAGATCAAGCTCCCGCAGATCCAGGCCGGCATGAACAAGCGCGGGCCCACCGCCAGCGACGGCGGCAAGGGAGGCGACGACGGCGAGTGGACGTGGCTCGGCCGGCAGAAGTTCGAGGAAAAGGACGCCGACATCCTGGCCCGCGCGCGCAGCCGATTCGAGCGCACGGCCACTTCAGAAGCGGAGAACCGCAAACGCGCCGAGGACGACCTGAAGTTCCGCGACGGCCAGCAATGGCCCGCGGACGTCGCCGCACAGCGGAACATGGACAAGCGGCCGTGCCTGACCATCAACAAGCTGAACACGTTCGTGCACCTGATCACGAACGACATCCGCATGAACAGGCCGGCGATGAACGTGTCGCCGGTGGGCGAGCGGGGCGACAAGGAAGCGGCGAAGATGTTCCGCGGCCTGATCCGCCACATCGAACGCGCCAGCGCGGCCGACATCGCCTATGACACCGCGACCGACAATCAGGTCACCAACGGCTTCGGCTACATCCGCCTGCTGCTGGACTGGGAGAGCCCCGACAGCTTCCACCAGGTGCTGCGCATCGGCCGCGTGCGCAACCCGTTCACCGTCTACTTGGACCCCGACCGGCAGCAGCCCGACGGCAGCGACAGCCGCTTCGGCTTCGTGACCGAGGTCATGCCGCTCGACGAGTTCAAGGCTCTCTGGCCCGACCTGTCGCCGTCGTCCTACGACCTGGGCGCCATCGGCGACAAGTGGAAGGAGTGGAGCTCCAAGGACGGCGTTCGCGTCTGCGAATACTATGAAATCACTCACGAAACTCGCACGCTGGTGGAGCTCGACAACGGCTTCACCGGCTGGGCCGACGAGCTCGACGACAAGGTCAAGGACAGCCTGAAGGCCAAGCGCCTCACCTACCGCCGCAAGCGCGAGGCGCAGTACCCGAAGGTCATGCACTACAAGCTGACGGCCATCGACATCCTCGAGCGCGAGGAGTGGATCGGGTCGCACATCCCGATCGTGCCGGTGATCGGCGATGAAATCGACATCGGCGGCAAGGTCTCCCTCCGCGGCGTGGTGCGCGACGCCAAGGGCCCGCAGCAGATGTACAATTACTGGCGGACCAGCGAGACTGAGCTCGTCGCCCTGGCCCCGAAGGCGCCCTACATTGTCGAAGAGGGCCAGATCGAAGGCCATGAGCGCCAGTGGAAGAACGCCAACACCCGGTCGTTCCCCTACCTGTCCTACAAGGGGACCAGCGTCGCCGGCAGGCCCGCCCCGCCGCCGCAGCGCCAGCCCTCGCCCCAGATCCCCGCAGGTGTCGTCCAGGCCGCCCAGAGCGCCGCGCAGGACATGATGGCGACCACGGGTATCCGCTTCGACGCCACCATGCAGGAGCGCATGACCGACGAGAGCGGCCGCGCGATCCGCGAGCTGCGCCGCACCTCCGACATCGGCGCCTTCCACTACGCCGACAACCTCAACCGCTCGCTCCGCTGGCTGGGCGAACAGCTGCTCGAGGCCATCCCCAAGGTCTACGACGAGGAGCGCGTGGTCACGATCCTGCGCGAGGACGACCAGGAGGAGCAGATCAAGATCAACCCGGCCGCCAACGCAGCCTATGGCGAGCAGAAGCGTCCTGACGCCGGCCCGGTGAAGATCTTCAATCCCAAGATCGGCAAGTATGGCGTCACCGTCACCATCGGCGAGAGCTACGCCACCAAGCGCATCGAAGCCGCCGAGCAGATGATGGCCTTCGTCAAGGCGCTGCCGAACACCGCCGCCATGGTCGCCGACCTGATCGCGGCCGAGATGGACTGGCCGGGCGCCGAGAAGATCGCCTCGCGCCTGGCCAAGGCGATCGACCCAAAGCTGCTCACGCCCGATCAGAAGGACATTTCGCCGCAGGTGCAGGCGCTGATTCAGAGCCTGGAGACGCAGGTGAAGATGCTGCAGGGCGAACTGCAGCAGGCCCTGGCCGCGGTGAAGGACAAGTCCGAAGACCGCGACATCGCCCGGGAGAAGATCACGGCCGACTTCGAGGCGAAGATCCTCGCCATTGTGCAGAAGGCCGAGGCCGAACGCTCCAAGCAGGAGAACGAAAACCTGCGGGCTGTGGTGCAGCACGTGAAAGACCTTACAATGCACCTCATGCCGAAACCCCAAGAGCCGGAGCGCGAAGCCGGCGAGGAGCCTGACGAAAATGCCTGATCCAGCCGCTCTTGCGATGGCCCGGCAGGGCCCCACGCTGTCGGCGACGTCCGACATGCCCGCGCCTGCGGCCCAGCCCACGCCTGCCGACGACAGTCAAAAAGCCGCCGCTGTTGACGAAACCGCTGCAGGAGCGGATAAATCAACCACCGCGGCGGAAAATGACGCGGGCGAGAGCGCCGCCGGCTCCAAGGAAAAGGGCGAAGGGACCGATGTCCCGGCTTGGCAAAAGGCGCGCATCACCGCCGAGGCCAACAAACGTCGGGCTGCCGAAGAACGCGCGAAAGCCCTAGAGACCGAGAACGCCCGCCTGCGGGAACTCAGCCTCAAGGCCCTCGAGCAAGTCACGGCCAAGCCGGAGCCGAAGGAAGATCCCCGCCCGTCGCGGGACACCTTCGACGACCCGGACGCCTACGACAAAGCGCTCGAGGCGTGGGCAGGACGCCAGGCCGCCGCCAAGGCGGTGGCGGACGACCGCAAGGCGCGCGAGACGGAGCAGCAGCGAGCTCGGGCCCAGGAGACCGTCGACACCTACAACGCCCGCCGGGCCGAGTTCGTGAAGGCCAATCCGGACTTCGAGGAGATCGTCGAGGCCGACGACCTGCACTTCACCCCGGCCATGACCGTGGCGATCGTGCACGACGAGGATGGCCCGGCAGTGGCGTACTACCTCGCGAAGAATCCCGAGGAGTTCGACCGGATCTCCAAGATGGACACGGCCCAAGCGGCGGTAGCGATCGGACGGATTGCGGCGCGCTTGAACAAGCAGCCCGTCGATCCGAAGCCCGATCCCATCAAGCCGCTGAACGGATCACGGGCGTCCGCGGCCGGCAAGTCGGCCGATGAGATGTCGATGGCGGAATATGCGGCCAAGCGGGAGGCGGATCGTCTCGCAGCTTGGAAGGCCAGGACCGGCAGAACCAACTAGCCCTCGGACGTCTGAGGGCCCCAGCAAGGCTCTTTAGATGTCCGACAACTCACTTCTCTCGCCGAGCATCATCACCAAGGAAACGCTGGTCATTCTGGCGAACAACTTGGTGGCCGCGGGCAAGGTCAACCGCCAGTTCGAGAACCAGTTCGTCAAGATCGGCGCCTCGCTGACGGTGCGCAAGCCGAACCGCTACGTCGTCTCGAACGGCCCGGCGCTGCAGATTCAGGACATCGTCGAGCCGTCGACCTCGATCACCATCTCCAACCAGCAGCACGTCGACTTCCAATTCAGCAGCCAAGACCTGACCCTCACCATCGAGGAGTTCAGCGAGCGCTACGTGAAGCCGGCCTGCGAGCCGCTGGCCAACTCCGTCGACCAGGCCGTGCTGGCGCTCGCGACCCAGGTGCAGAACCTGGTGGGCACGCCCGGGACCACGCCCAACGCCTTCACCTCGCTCTCGGCCGTGGGCCAGCGCATGGACGAGGGCGGCGTGCCGCAGGACGGTCGCGTCCTGGTCATCAACCCGGCGGCCTACTGGTCGCTGTCGAACGCCTTCATCGGCCTGTACGTCAAAAGCGTGGCCGAGCCCGCGTTGAAAGGCTTCCTCGCCAACATCGCCAACTTCGAAATCTACATGGACCAGAACGTCCAGGTGATGACGAACGGCGCGTATGGCGGGACCCCCGTCGTGAACGGCGCCAGCCAGACGGGCGGATCGATCGTCACCAATGGATGGACCGCCTCGGCGGCCATCTTCAACGGGGGGGAGGTGATCACGTTCGCCGGGGTGTATGCGGTCAACCCCCAGAGCAAGCAGTCGACGCTGTCCTTGCAGAACTTCACCGTCATCGGCCCCGTGACCGCCGACGGCAGCGGCAACGCCACGATCCCGGTGTACCCGTCGATCATCACGTCGGGCGCCTACCAGACCTGCTCGGCCTCGCCTGCCAACCTGGCCGCGGTCAGCGTGATCAGCGGCACGGCCTCGACCGGCTACCCGCAGAACATCGGCTTCGTGAAGGACTGCTTCGGGCTGGTGACCGTGCCCATGGAGCTGCCCGAAGGCGTCGACTTCAAGGCGCGCGAGATGTGGAAGGGGCTCTCCCTGCGCATCATCCGCGCGTACGACATCAACAACGACGTGTTCCCCTGCCGGATCGACATCCTGTACGGCGTGAGCACCTACTACGCCGAGCTCGGCTGCCGGCTCACGGGGTAACGCATGCTGAAGCAGCCGCTCTACCAGGTCCGCGTTGAGCTCCGGGACGGCCGGGAAATCCCCGTCGGCCCGAAGGTCATCAAGGACGCCGCCGACCAGTTCCTGGCCGCGATCAAGGACCAGATCCTCGCCGGCCGCGAGCAGCGCTGGGCGAACCCGCGCGTCGTTCTCTGTCTGACCTGAGGGACACATGCCCGTCGTCACCGCCACCAAGTCGACCACCGCCGGCCCGCGCAACCTGTCGGACCAGAACAGCCAGGGCACGATCCTTGGCGACTCGCCGTCGGACCTGATCGGGTTCTTCGGCGGCACGCCCGGCGGCGTCGCCGGCAGCGTCACCAACCCGCCCGGGATTGTCCAGCCAGCCTCGCAGGGCACGCTGAAGGGCGCCACGGGCGTGGTCACCGTCTACGCGACCACCCAGACGCCGTCTTCGGTAGCCCCGAACACGACCGCCGAGCAAACGATCACCGTCACCGGCGTCGCCACCGGCCAGGTCGTCGCGGTGCAGAAGCCGACCGCGCAGGCGGGCTTGGCCATCGTCGGCGCGCGCGTCTCGGCCTCGAACACCGTGGCGATCACCTTCGCCAACGATACGGCCGCCACGATCACGCCGACGGCGACCGAGACCTACCTCGTCGAGGCGTTCCCCGCCGCGCTGGTGCTGACCGCCACGCTCTCGCCCGCCGCGGTCGGCCCGAACGCTGTCGTCGAGCAGCAGTTCGCCCTCACCGGCCTGCCGGCCGCGTCGGCGGTGGTGGTCAACAAGCCGACCGCGCAGGCCGGGCTGGGCATCACCAACGTCCGCACGGTCTCGGCCGGCGTCGTGGGCATCACCTTCGAGAACTTCACCGCCGCGACCATCACCCCGACCGCCTCGCAGTCGTACGCGTTCTTCGCCGCGCGAGAGGTGGCGATCGCCCCAGTGATGAAGACCGTCACCGCCAGCCTCGCGCCGGCCGCCGTCGCGCCCAACACCACCGCCGAGCAGACCTTCACCGTCGCCCAGGTCCCGTCGACTGCGCAGGTCTATGTGAATAAGCCCAGCCTGACCACCGGGCTGGGGATCGGCACGGCGCGGGTCAGCGCCGCCAACACCGTCGCCATAACCTACATCAACAACACTTCGGCCACGATCACCCCACCGACCGAGACGTACACGATCGGCGTGCTGCCCTCGGCCTCGCCCGCCGCCGGCTCGAGCACCGCCTACAACGCGCAGTACGGCGGCTCCGATCACGCGGCGATGGTGGCCCTTGGCTTGGTGGCGGGGCCGTAATAGGCTCTGCCGAGTACGGATGCGTCGTTCGGGGCGGACTCCGGCGGTTGCGCGCCGCGACCGGGCACACCAAGCGGGCCACGAGGCGCCCCATTTGCCACGTAGGCTGTATGGCTCGCATCGGCGTTTGGAGGCTCAAGCGTGAAACAGTGCGTGATCCTGGCGACACCCTGCCTGAACCACGCCGTCGCGCTTGAGTTCCTCCGATCCGCCGTCGCCACAACCCACCTGCTGTCCAATCGGTTCCTGGCCGACGGAGACTTCGGCTTCTCCTGGCAGCAGCGCGCGGGCGACTGCTTTGTGGCCAAGGTCCGATCCAAGCTGGTCGGCGAGTTCCTGGACAACCCGCACGCGACCGACCTGTTCTTCATCGACGACGACCTGGGCTGGCCGCCCGAGAAGGTGCTCGAGTTCCTGGACAGGCCCGAGCCGATCCTGGCCGGCGCCTACCCCAAGCGCAGCGACACGCTCGACTGGCCGGTGTCGCTGCTGTCGGACGCGGCGACGGGCGAGCTGATCGAAGACCAGGGGCTGATCGCCGCGGACCTGGCGGCCACGGGCTTCATGCGCATCAAGCGCGCCGTGCTCGAGGCGCTCTACCCGCTGGGCCCGGTGTTCCGCGAGCGCGAGGCGGACGGCGTCGAGCGCCAGTGGCGCGCGGTGTTCAACTCCGGCCCAGCCGACGACGGCCAGTGGTGGGGCGAGGACTACCACTTCTGCAACCTCGCCCGCGCCAACGGCTTCGACATCTGGGTTGATCCCAGCATCGAATTTCACCACCGCGGGCAGAAGCGTTACACAGGGACGCTCGCGCAGAGCCTGGACCAGTTCCGGGCCCGCGCCCGCCAGGCCGCAAGGAGCGCTGCATGACCACCGCCGAGCATCAGGAATACCCCAAGTACATGACCCACCCGATGCACCAGCCGTCGAAGATGGAGAAGATCCAAACCGTCTATCCCGGCGGCAAGGTGGTGGAGGACACGAAGGGCACTGCCGAGCGCTTCCCGCCGGTGATGGTAAACAACGCCGATCAGGAGGGGATCCACGCCGCTCAGGGCTACGTCGCAGGCGGCAAGAGCGACCCGGAGACGTTCAAGCGGCTGGTTCAGGCCGGCGCGTCATCCCCCGGCGGCGGCGCGTACACGCCCGCCGAGTTCCCCAAGTGGGTGAACGGCGTCCTTTGCGATGATGAAGCGCAGGAGCAGGCGGCCATGCCGTTGGTCATGGCCGAGCCGCGCGACAACGATCTTGTTCGGGCAGCTTGTGGCGGTCTGATCGATGAGGTGTCGACCACCTCGGCCGAGTCAGACCCGCGCGACGACCTGATCACCGAAATGCGACAGCAGATCGCCGAGATGCGCGATAGCATCGCCGCCTTCAAGGCCGCCAATGCCATCGCCAAGGCCGAGGGAGCGTCACCCACGCCCCCCGCGCCGCTTCCGGTCACCCAGACGCCGGACCTCACCCGCCACCGTGGGCGGCCGCGTAAAGCGTCGCAGTAGGCCATGACCACTGCCCAGGACCTGATCACCGGCGCGCTGCAGCTCCTGGGCGTCTACGACCCAGGCCAGGCGCTGACGGCCGCCGACGCCGCGCTCGGGCTTGAGGTGATGGGCGACATGTTCGACAGCTGGTCGAACGAAAGCCTGACCTGCTACGCCTGGCTCACGTCGCAGATCACGCTGGTGGCCAACCAGCAGAGTTATCCGGTCGGACCCGGCTCGAGCTTCAACACCGTCCGGCCGATCCGCATCCTCGAGGACCCGGGGACCTGCTTCATCCGCGACAGCAACCAGAACGACTATCCGATCCAGGTTCTGCCGCAGGACATGTGGAACCTGATCGGGCTCAAGACGAACACGTCGGACATCCCCGACACGCTGTTCTACGACCCGCAGTTCCCACAAGGGATCATCAACATCTTCCCCATCCCGACGATCGCCTACACGCTGTTCTATTCGAGCTATCTGCAGCTGGTCGATCCGAGCGTGCTGACGAGCTCTGTCAGCCTACCGCCGGGCTACAACAAGATGATCAAGTTCAACTTGGCGATTGACCTGAAGCCGTACTTCGACGACGCCAACCTGGATCCCGTCGTCATCGCCCAGGCGGCCGAGAGCAAGGCGAACGTCAAGCGGTCGAACATGAAGGTGGTCGAGGCTGTCTACGACAACGAGATCGTGTCGCGCGCCTCGCCGACGTACAATATATATCGCGACAGGCAGAACGGTACCTGAGCATGAAGACGCCGTTTCTTGGCCCGGCGTACCGATCACGCTCGCCCAACCTCGCCGATCAGCGCCTGATCAACCTATACCCGGAGATCGTCGAGACGAAGACGGGCAAGGAAGTCGGCGCTTTCTACAGCTGCCCGGGGCTGGTGCAGGTCGCCACCGTCGGCGCGGGCCCGATCCAAGCCATGCACGCCTTTGAAGGCCAGACCCTCTACGTCGTCTCGGGAAACCAGGTCTACGCGCTAGACACGTCGCTTGAGGCCCGCTCGGTAGGCTCGATCACCGTCAGCACTTCGCCGATCAGCATCATTGACAACGGCGTGCAGGTGGCGATCTTCCAGAACCCGAACGCCTACAGCATCGTGGGTGGCGACTTGGCCCCCATTGCCCTGCCGTTCACCAATCCCGGGATCGCCGTCTACCAGGACGGGTTCGGCGTGGTGAACGAGGTCGGCTCGATCAATCTCTGGCAGTCGAACTCGTTCGACCTCACCACCTGGGATCCGCTGAACTTCGACACCGCAGACGGCTCGAGCGACTACATCGTCGCGCTGGGTGAGCTTCACCGACAAATCGTGGTCCTGAAGCAAGATCATGCTGAATTCTGGATTAACGCGGGAAATCCTGGCTTCGTCTTCCAGCGGCTGGATGGCGTTCATCTCAACGTCGGGTGCGTCGCCCCAGGCTCTCTGGCCAACCTCGGCGAGAACCTGCTCTGGCTCGGCCGCAACGCCGATGGCAACAACATCGTGCACCTGCTCAACGGCTACGAGCCGCGCGACATGTCGACGCACGCGCTGGTGCGGGAGTTCAACAGCTACCCGACGACGACGGACGCGATCGGCTTCGCCTACCAGCAGGAACGCCACCTGTTCTATGCCCTGACGTTCCCCAGCGGCAACGCGACGTGGGTGCTCGACCTGACCGCCAGCCAGCAGCTCGGCGTGCCCTGCTGGCATCAGCGCGCCGGCTTCTCAAACGGCCAGTTCAACCGCTACGCGGGCCAGTGCGCCGTGAACTTCGCAGGCCAGATTCTGGTCGGAGATTTCGCGAGCGGGAACCTATACTCGCTGGACCTGGATAACTTCCAGGACAACGGGCAGACGCGGAAGTGGCTTCGCTCCTGGCGCGCGCTGCCCAAGCCGACGCTGCGCTCGACCAAGTACCACTGGCTCGCCATTGACCTCGAGACCGGAATCGACGTGCCGGACGGGGCCAATCCCCAGATCGTGCTGCGCTACAGTGACGATGGCGGCCACAACTGGTCGAACGAGCGGCAGACGTCGGCGGGTCTGACCGGGCAGACCGACCTGCGGGTCAAGTTCAACCGCTTGGGTATGTCGCGGCGCGGCCCATCTGACCGGATCTTTGAGCTGTCGGGAACCGATCCGTTTAAGGTGGCGCTGTTGTCGGCGGAATTCGGCTGATGCAGACGCAGGGCTTTCCGCTGCAGAATCAGCCGCCGCTGGTCGGCGTGCCGGCGCTGTTCAATCAGGTCTGGTTCCAGTTTTTTCAGACGCTGTGGAATCGTCTCGGCGGCGCGCAGGTGGCCGCCGTGGTCCCAAGCGGCGCGATGCTGCCGTGCGGCGGCCCCGTGCAGGACGGCTACATCCTGTGCGACGGATCGGCGGTGTCGCGCACCGAGTACGCCGCATTATTCGCCGTGATCGGCACGCGGTGGGGCGCCGGCGACGGCTCGACGACCTTCAACGTCCCCGACATGGTCGACCGCTTCCCGGTCGGGGCGGGAAACCTGTACGCGCTGGGCGACACCGGCGGGGCGGCGAGTGTCGAGCTCACGACCGCCCAGCTGCCGGCCCACAACCACGCGGTGACCGATCCGGGGCACACCCACAACATCACCGACCCGGGGCACACGCACACGGTCAGCGATCCCGGCCACGTACACTCCTCGGTCGTCGCGGCGTCAAACGTCACCACCGGCACGTCAGCGGGCGGCGTGACCGCCGGGAACACCGGCTCGGCGACGACCGGGATCACCAATCAGTCGGCGATGACTGGTGTAGCGACCGTAGCCACTACCACCGGCGTCACCACCCAGAACACTGGCTCGGGAACGGCAGTGCCGACCCTTCCGCCCTATGCCGCCGTCACGTGGATGATCAAGACATGAGCACGCCCTTTTTCATCACCGGCCTGCCGCGCTCGCGCACCGCGTGGTTCGCCATCGCCACGTCGACCGACAGGTCGGTCTGCCACCACGAGCCGCATTATGGGGACTTCGAAACCGCGGCCGAGCTCTGGGCGATGCAGTCGCGGTACGAGTTCGTGGGCATTGCTGACGCGGGCCTCGGCATGCATCTGCGGCGGATCCTGGACGAGGTCGGCCCGCGGACGCTGATCATCGACCGCGGCCCCATGGCGGTGGCGGGTTCGCTGCGCAAGTACATGGGGTTGAGCGAGCAGCGGCTCGGGCCGGGCTGGTATCCAGCCCTGCTCGCCCGCCTCGAGGTGCTCGGCGCGGCGCTGGCCGTCGAGCATTCGCTGATCAAGCGGGTCGCCTTCGACGATCTCACGGACGTCGACACGCTGCGCGCCTGCTTCGACTGGCTCATGCCCGGCTGCAAGCCGCTGAACCTGGTGCAGCTCATGCACATGAACATTCAGAGCGATTTGGGCTATAACCTCGCCAAGCTGAGCCGTTTCCGCGACCTCTCGGCGACCTAGGAGGGCATCATGCCGTTCATTGCGCTCGCCGTCGCCGTCGGGCTGGGCGGCATCGCCTCCGGCGCCGGGGCGGCCATAGCTGGCGGCCAAGAGGCCAGCGCCGCCAAGAACGCCACCCAGGCCCAGCTGCAGATGTACAACGAGACGGTGGCGCGCGAGCAGCCGTTCGTCTCGGCGGGCACGAACGCGCTCGCGGCGCTGCAAGGCGGTCTGGGCCTGGGCCCGGCGACGGCGGGCGGCCCGGCGGCCGGCAGCTTGGTCGCGCCGTTCAACCCCGCCAACCTCGCCCAGACGCCGGGCTATCAGTTCCAGCTGCAGCAAGGCGAGCAGGCGCTGCAGGACGCGGCCAGCGCCACCGGCGGCGTCGGCGGCGGAAACGCGCTGAAGGCGCTCACCCAGTTCGGGCAGGGCTTGGCGGGGACCACCTACCAGCAGCAGCTGCAGGACTACCTGGCGCAGCAGTCGCAGATTTACAACGAGCTCTCCGGCGTCTCCACCACCGGCGCCAACGCGGCGGCCAACCTGGGTTCGATCGGCACGACAGTCGCCGGCCAGATCGGCAGCAACATCCTCGGCGCCGGCAATGCCGCGGCGGCGACCACGGCGGGAATCACCAACTCGCTCACCGGCGGGCTGAACACACTGTCGTCCAACTACCTGCTGGCCCAACTTCTTCAAGGCGGCGGGTTCGGCGCCGCCGGGGGGGCCGCGGCGGGCACGGCTGGCCTGGGCGACGTCGGCGCTGCGTTCGGGTGAACCATGGCCCTGGACCCTTCGATCATCCTGGACATCAACCCGCAGCCGATCGATCCCAACACCTACGCGAAGGTGTTCCAGCAGGCCGCACAGCTGCGGGAGATCCGTGATCAGCAGCAGTCCCAGAACATGCTGCGCGCGCTGGCGCAGCAGCCTGGCAACATCGACCCGAAGACGGGCTCGTTCACGCCCAACGCGTTGGCGCAGATCACCAAGGTCAATCCGCAGCTGGGGATGAAGCTCGGCGAGCAGGCCGTGCAGGCGGAGAACGTCGCGGCCGAAGCCGAGATGCACAAGTCGCAGGCGTTTGCGGACAAGATGAAGGCTTCGCACGAGGTGGCGTCCGAGGCGGTGGACACCTACGACGCGGCCCTGGCCGGCGGCGCATCGCCCGACGCCGCGCGCATGCAGGCGCAGGACGTGCTGACCAAGGGTGTCGACAAGCTGCGCAAGTCCGGCATGTTCTCTGACGCCGAGCTCGCCCAAGCCCAGACGGAGTTCGATCCGGTGCGGACGCGCGCCAACGCCGGCAAGACGGCCGAGTGGCTCGACCGGGTGGAGCAGGCCAAGAAGGACGCGCTGGCCGAGAAGAAGGCCGAGGAGACCGAGCGCCACCAGCGGGAGGTCGAAGCGCGCGAGGAGCGCCATGAACGCGTCCAGGAGGGCTTGGAGGGCGCTCGCCTCAAGCTCGAGGAGCGGAAAGAGGCCCGCGAGGAGCGCGCGGCGAGCGACAAGCCCAACTTGTCGCCGCTGGCGATCGAAGGGGCCGCCGAGCAACTCCTGGCCGGCGATCGGTCGGTGCTGCAGAACTTCGGCCGCGGCAAGCAGGGCGCCGCCGACCTGGCCGCCGTGCGCAATCGGACCTTCGAGCTCGCCGCCGAGCGAGGCCTGAAGGGCGCCGACCTCGCCAACATCGACGCCGCGTTCAGGGGTCAGGTGGCCGGCGAGCAAGCGCTGGGCCGGCGCGGCTCGCAGCTCGAGCAGGCCGGCAGCGCGCTCGAGGGCATGATCGGGCTGTCGAAGGAAGCCTACTCCAAGCTCCCGCGCGGCCAGTTCGTGCCGTTCAACAAGCTGCGCGCGATGGTCGACCACAACCTGTCGAGCCCCGAGCAGGCCGCGGCGTTCCAGTACGACGAGGCGGTGGTGAACGCCTGGGCCAAGAGCATCAACCCGAGCGGCGGCCTGACGGTATCGGACGTCAAGCGCGGCGAGGAAATGCTGAGCAAGGTCACCAGCGTCGAGGCCCACAACGCGGTGCTCGATGCGATGCTCAAGGAAGTGGCCAAGGAGCGCGGCGCCAACGTGTCGGCCCGCGCCAACCTGCGCGACCAGGGTGAGAAGGGTCCCGCGCCGCCGCCGGGGAAGAAGCTCCGCTACAACCCGAAAACGGGTGAGCTGGACGAAATCAAATGACCATCGAAGTCGAAGGCCCGGACGGTCACACGGTGGAGTTCCCCGACGGCACGCCGACGGCGACGATCAAGGCGGCCATGGCCAAGCACTTCGGGGGGCCTAAGACTGCCGCGGCGCCCAAGGATCCGCATGACGAGGAGATCGAGCGCCAGCGGCAGATGATCCTGCAGTCGCAGGCCGAGCGCGAGCACCCGCTGGAAGCCTACGGCGAGACGGTCAAGGGCGCGGTCGACGCGGTGGTGGGGGACGTCAAGCGCCAGTTCACCGTACCCAAGAACTTGGGGGAGCTCGCCGAGCGTGCCTTCGATGCGACCAATCCGACGCATGCGGTGGCGGATGCGCTCAGCGCGGTCACGGCCCCGTTCATCGGCGGCCCGGGCGCGGTGGTTGAGCGCGCCACGCGCTACAAGATGACGCCCGACCAGGTCGAACGCTTGGCCAAGACGCGCGCGGCGCTGCCGCCTGCCCTGCGCGACGTGGTCGCCCCGATCCCCAAGGGCTTGGATCCGACCGAGGCGCTGGCGGTGCTGGGCCCGGAGATGGGCGCTGGCGAGCAGGCGGCGTACCGCGCCAAGATGCTGGGCGGGGCGGGAACCGCCGCCAAAGCCGCTCCGGAGACCGCTGGGGCCGCTCGCGAGGCCGCGGCGGCTGCGGGCAAGCCGCAGGGGCGGACCAAGCCCACGGCCCCCGCGTTACCCGCGGGGACGCCTGCTGAGCGCTACCGCGCCCGCGTCGATCGCCTCACCAAGGAGGGCGTCGAGCTCACGCCGGGCCAGATCAAGGGCGGCGAGGCCCGCCGGCAGGAGGAGGCGCACAAGTCGCACCCGCTCTGGGGCAAGGCGGTGCGCGAGGCCGAGAACAAGTCCATCGTCTCGTTCAACCGCGCCACCTACGACAAGGTGCTGGCGCCGCTCGGCGAGAAGGTGGCCGCCAAGGAGCTGCCCGACGACATGATCGGGCGGGAGGGGATCGACCTGGTGGGCAAGCGCATCGGCGCGGCGTACGAACGGATCCTGCCCAAGATGCGGGCCAAGCCCGACCACCAGCTGGTCGAAGACCTGTCCGAGATCAAGGAAGACGGCGGCCTGCTGGGGCCCTACGAAAGCACACTGAACCACATCATCGACCAGCGGATCGTCAAGCGCATGCAGGCTGGCGAACTCGACGGCCGCGAGGTCAAGCGGCTCGAGAGCGAACTCAGCTACTTGGCACGGCAGTACGGGTCGTCGCAGGACGGTGCTCAGAAGCTGCTGGCCGACCATATCGAGCGCGTGCAGAGCGCCCTGCATGACAACATGGAGCGCCACTCAGATCCGGCCGTGCGGGAGCAGCTGAAGAAGACCAACCAGGCATGGGCCGGGTATGTGCGCCTGCGCGGCGCCGCTGCCAACCGCGCCTCGTCCGGCGGGGTGTTCACCGTGGGCGACCTGCTCTCGGCGATCAAGCGCGAGGACAAGAGCCCCGGGAAAGGCTCGTTCGCGCGCGGCGATGCGATGCTGCAGGACCTGGCCGAGGATGCGAACGCGGTCATCCCCAACCGACTGCCCGACAGCGGCACGCCCGAGCGCCTCGCCCGCAACCGCATGGCGGGCGGTGTGGGCGCTAGCGTCGGCGGGGCCATCGGCGGCATCCCGGGCGCCGCAGCGGGGTGGGCGGCCGGCGAGGCGGTCAACGCCGCGGTGCCTCCGCTGACCAACCGCCTCGCGGCCATGGCGATCCGCGAGCGCCGCGCCGCCGCGCTGCAGCCCGGCTCGTCCCGGAACTACCTGAAGGGCGCCACCCAGCGCGTCGCCCGCGCGGCGCAGGCCGGCGCGATCACTTCGGCGATCACCGCCGAGCAACGCCGGAACCAGGAAAAGCCCCAGCAATGAGGGTGCTGATCATCGACTGCGAGCTGATGGGCCTGGACTTCGCCCAGCGCTGCGTCGAGGACGGCCACGAGGTGCGCTGGTTCCTCAACCCTTCGACCGGCAAGGAGGGTGTGGGGTTCGACGGCGTCAAGCGCGTCCCCGATTGGCGCGAGCACATGAAGTGGGCCAAGGACGGCCTGATCGTGCTCACCGGCAACGCCAAGTACCTGCGCGAGCTCGAGGGCTACCGCCGCATGGGCTTTCCGGTGTTCGGACCGTCGGTGGCCAGCGCCAAGCTCGAAATCGACCGGGCGGCCGGCATGCAAGCGATGCAGGAGGTCGGGATTGAGATTCCGCCCTACAAGCAGTTCGCTTCCCTGAAGGCCGCCGAGACCTTCGCCCGCAAGAGCGACCAGGCGTGGGTGTTCAAGACCATGGGCGACGAGGAGGACAAGTCGCTGTCCTACGTCTCCTCGGACCCCGCCGACCTGGTCGGCTGGCTGCAGCGCCAGCAGGCGCGCGGGCTGACGCTCAAAGGCCCCTGCATGCTGCAGGAGAAGATCGACATGGTGGCCGAGTTCGGGGTGTCCGGCTGGGTGGGGCCGGCGGGCTTCCTGGCCGACAAGTGGCAGCTGTGTTTCGAGCACAAGAAGCTGATGGCCGGGGACAAGGGCCCGAACTGCTTCACGCCTGATTCGGAGGTGCTGACGCGGACTGGCTGGAAGGCCTGGCCTGAGGTCACCATGGACGACGACATTTGCACGCTAAAAGACGGTCAGATTGAGTACGAGAAGCCTAAGCGGGTGGTCGTCGGCGACTTCGACGGCGAGTTGATCGGGTGGCAGACGCCGTACTTGGACATTCTGGTCACACCCGGTCACAACATGTACGTGCAAGATGATCACTACCGCCAGCCGTTTTGGTTCGAGCCCGCGCACGAGACGCTGGGCCGACGCCGCACAGTTTTGCGAGCCGGCGGAGTTTGGCGGGGCGACCCGTCCCCGATTGCTGGCGAGCTCGAGCATGCGGCCCTCCTGGGCATTTATCTCGCCGACGGCAGCACTCACCGAGGTGAGGTAGTTTTTGGTAATCTGCCGGATCACAAGATCGCCGAATTTTCCCAGATCGTGGATTTGGCCGGATATGGTTTCAGGCTCCGCGGGAGAGATCTGGTTATCGGAGCGCCGTCGCTGGCCGAGTATTTCCGCGCCTTCGGTAAATCGCACGAGAAATTCGTGCCGAGCCAGATGAAGGACGCCGAACCCAGTGTGATCAAAGCGTTCCTGGATGCCTACGCGTTAGGAGACGGAACCCGACGCCAAGGGAATCTCACGATCAGCACCAGCAGCCGCCGAATGGCGGACGACCTCCAAGAGCTCGCCCTGAAGGTCGGATGGGCTGCCAATGTCCGCGTCCGCGATCGACGTGGGGAGGCCCACCAGATCGGCGGCTACACCTGCGTTACCAACCACATCGGCTATGAGGTTGGGATTTCCAAGGACCGCCTGAAGGCCGAAATCTCGCCGGACTGCGCCTATCGGGATCGCTATGCCGGCAAGGTCTACTGCGTCACGGTCTCGTCTCACGTCATATACGTCCGCCGCAACGGGAAGGCGTGCTGGATTGGACAGACTGGAGAGATGGGAACGGTCTGCCAGTACGTGGAAGACGATCCGATCGTCGACGCGGCGCTGAAGCCCATGGAGCTCGCGTTGATCAAGGCGGCCCACCGCGGCGACTTCGCGGTGAACTGCGGGATCGACCGAAAGGGCCGCGCCTGGCCGTTCGAGTTCACCTGCCGGCTCGGCTGGCCGGCGTTCTTCATCCAGGTCGCCAGCCACAAGGGCGACGTGGCGCAGTGGATGCGCGACCTGCTGGATGGCAAGGACACGCTCAAGGTGCGGCGCGATGTCGCGATCGGGGTGGTGCTGGCCCAGCCGCGGTTCCCCTACGGCGATTCCAGGCCCGAGATGGTGGAGGGCAACCCCATCGGCGGGATCGAAGGCGTCTGGTCGCAGGCGCATCCGGCGCAGATGATGCGAGGGGTGGGCCCGGTGATGGGCGGCGGCCGGGTGGTCGACGCGCCGACCTACCAGACGGCCGGCGAGATCGTCGCGGTGATGACTGGCCTCGGCGCGACCGTCGAAGACGCGCGCAAGGACGTGTACGGCGCGGTCGACGAGGTCA